TAATGCGGTTAATATTCCCGAAGGCGCTCCGATGTCTTTGGGGTATATTGATGTGGCAGAGGCTAATCTAGATACTATTTTCACTGCCCAGACTGATAATAACACTGGTGCTGCAACTACTCCTACTGTTGCAAATATCGGTACTCAGTATGGCATGACTATTGATGCTAATGGTCACTGGTATGTAGATTTCGGAAAAACAACTGTAGGAACTAACACCGTTGTAATCATGACTGGTCTTCATCCTATTGATGGTTCCATCGCAAATGCACGTATTCTTTTCCAATTTACTAAGAGTGCTATGCAGGTTGTTGTATAGCAGTTAATATTTTTCATAATCTAACTGAGGTTTTCAACTTATGTCAATGGTACGCGGGCAATATGCACAACTAATGGCGCCCGGCCTACGGAAAGTCTTTGTACAGTGGAATGAAATGATGCAGCGGGAGTTGCAATATCCTGCTGTGTTTAATATGGAAAGTATTACTTCTGCATACAAAGATGAACTAGAATTCGCTGGTGTAGGTCCGGTGCCACTCAAACCTGAAAATACTCCCTTGTATTATACACGTTTGATACAAGGTGGTACTATTAGATCAATTCCACTTACCTATGGTATGGCTGCTCGGAAGAGATGGTACATTGGAACATTATCAATCTAGGCTTTAGTACTGTAAAGTCTATTGATGGTGTTACTTTGTTTAATAACCAACATCCTCTTCTCGGTGGACCAACGGCCACTAGTTATACACCGGGTATTGCTGCCATTATCTCTGCTCCCGGTACATATCCAAACCGTCCAGCCGTAGATATTGATTTATCATTTGCTGGTATTCAGTTAATGACGAATCAATTTCAAGGCATGGTAGATGGACAAGGCTTGCCTGTTACTTATTTCCCGAAATCTATTCTAATTCATTTTAGTAATAGATTCTTGGCTCGTGAACTTCTTGGTAGTCCGGGTAAACCAGGGACGTCTACTAATGAAATTAACTCACTTCTTGGTGAAGATTTGGGTTATATGATTAGTAACTATCTACAATCCACAGGTGCATGGTTTGCACTTTGCGAGAAGAAATATCATCATCTTAAGTCTATCTGGCGTCAAAAGGCCAAGACAGATTATGATGATGACTTTGATACGAAGGCTCTTAAAGAATCAGTTATTGCTCGTTTCACTGCTGTTCCTGATAACTGGCTCGGTACTTGGGGGTCAAATGGACCTTAATCTAATGACACACTCACTAGTTAAATACGAATACCAACCAGCAAGTTATGTTCAATACCGTCATTATGTTGAATGTACTTGTGGCTTTCAAGGCCGGGTTGGTACTAAAGAAGCTGCGGAGAGTTTATTTGATAGTCATCTTCTTGGCAAAGGACAGAAAGTACACTTTGCAAGTCTCCCACCAGCTTCTAAAACAGAAGAAACATGGAATCCTTTTGACAAGGCTGATGTAGAGGAAACAAAAACAGAATGGACTCCATTTAACAAGTAAAGGTTATAAGGAGCCTTTCTTATGTGGCATGAGGAAAAGAAGATTTTAGAGAAGCTGGATGAGTTAATCTGTATTGAAAAACAGATTTATCATCTACTTAATAAACCAACAAGATTACTTATACACTGGAAAAAACCGGGAGAGAAACACACTATGTCAACTAACAATGTATCACTGAATCTCACAGCTCCATTTGGTTCTAACCAAGCAGTTCCGGTAGAACTATTGTCAGATGGAGTGACTGTATTTCCTTTTAATCCTGCTAATATTCAATGGTCTGTACAAAATGCGGCCATTGCAACTTTTAATACTAACACTGATGGAAGTTCTGTCTGGACTCCCCTCTCTGTTGGTTCAACTGGTGTAGCTGTACAAGATACAGCTACAGGTCTTTCAGCACAGGGAACTCTTACTGTAACTGGAACAACTACTGGTCAGCCTACTTCTATGTCTATCCAATGGGAAGTTCCTCCGACTACTGTTGCTGCGGCCACTGCAAAACATCTTGCAGAGAAAAAGAAATAGTTTTATAAACAAAGTTCCTACTCTTATATACGGGTGAGGGTAGGGAATGGGGAGGGTTTAGAGGCTCCTTTACCTCCCCATTTTATTAATTTTATATCCGAAAGGAGCCATCAATACCATACTCTATATGGCATATAAAGGAAAAAGAAGTTATCTTGATGGTCCTTGGCATTATTGTGCTAGATGTCTATGGAAAACAAAGATAGCTCTTATGAACTGGCAAAGAGGACTTCTTCTTTGCCCGGACTGTATAGATTATGGTAATGATGGGTATCCGTTAACTGGACAGAGAGAAGCAGCGATAACAGCAGCATTTGATGTACCAACAGAAGAATTAATGCCAGATCCAAAATTGACAGAATCAAGTGAAATACAATCATCTATGGATGAAGAACTTATTTGGTAATTAAATTTTAGGAGAGTGTTATAATGGCCACACAGCCAAGTTTACCGAACCAGACAACATCTAATAAGTGGAAGTCTTTAAATGAACAAAATAATAATGTTGAGTGTAGTATTGAAGAAATGCAGGTATTAGTTACTGCTGCTCAACTTCTAGCTCTTAAAACTACTCCAGTTGTAATTGTTCCAGCAGGAGCGCAAATAGGTGAAGTTATTGAAGTAGACTCATGTTCTATGAGTTATAATTTCAATACAACTGCCTTTACATTAAATGCCGGGACTCTTAAGCTTTATTATGGTCCTGTTACAAATGGACATGCACTTACAGCAGATTTATCTACAAGTTTCTTAACTGCCGCGGCCAGTCGTAAAATTGTTAATATTCAACCACTGGCAACTACTCCAGATACGGCTACTAATTTGTGTCAACAGCCAATCTATCTTGCTAATGATGGCGCGGCTAATTATACTCTAGGCGATGCAACACTTACTGTAACTATTCGATATTCAAAGACCACACCGTAATAGGAGATATCATGGATATTACATCAAATCCCTGGATTATAACTGCTGCTGATGTAGCTGCTGGACCTTTACAGGTATGGCCGTCGAAGGCACTTATAGCTAATGTGGAGTTTCAAGGTTATATTGCACCTACGGATAGTGCGACTGTAAATCAGGCGAATGGTAAATACTTTGCCTTTCTACAAGGTGCCGCTGATCTTGAAACAGTTAGAACAGGTCAAGCTAGACATACTGATGGTATATCTATCCCGCAGGGTGGTATAACAAATGGTACTGTGGCAATATACCATAATTAGAGGGACAATGAAGAAAATTACTTTGTTTGTTTTGTTGTTTTTGACCATGTTATCTTATGGTCAGAATACTACTTATGTCTATCGTGTCCAAAATCCCGCTGGACAACCAACAACTAGTGGGTCTACATTCTGGTACAATACAGGTAACACAGGAGCTTCATATGCATCTTTACAATGGATACCTGTAGGGACATTTAGTGGATGTACCATACAAGTAGATTATAGTACAAATGGCACAACCGTCGCTGGACAGATCGTACCTGCACAAACTTGTACTAGTTCTGGTTCTATTATTGAAGGTTCTACAAGTTCACCAGCATATATTAGAATTACGTATACTTTAACTGGAGGGACTTATTTAAAGTATATTGCACAAGGTTGTGTTAATAATACTTGTACGGGTACTGGTGGAGGTGGTGGGGGAATTACAGGTGTAACGGCTGGCGCTGGTTTAAATGGTGGAGGTACTTCTGGGACTGTTCCTATTGCTTTAAATACTGCATTACCTAATAATGAAACAGCTACTACACAAACAACTACGGATAATAGTACTCTTGTAGCTACAGATGCATTTGTACAGGCTAATAAGAATCCCGGTACTCTTACGGGAGTGACTGCTGGTACAGGTCTTAATGGTGGAGGAACAAGCGGGAATCCGACAATTAACCTTAATACAGCTTTACCGAATGGTGAAACGGCCACGACACAAACGGCAGGAGACACTAGTACTAAGGTGGCGACAGATGCTTTTGTGAATAGTGCAGTAGGGTCGCCGAACATCTCTAACCTATTAGGTACGTCCGAAGGCTTTGAAATAGCTGGCGGAGCTACAGGGGCGATTAATACAAAGAATCCTGTAAAGATTGAACCTTATATTAGTGGTCTGACCGCCGGACAGGATTACTGCCAAGCTATACAAAATGTAACTACGGCCAATCCTTTTCTATATATTGATGCCAGAGGACTCCCGACAAAGTTTAGATGTGATGTTCCTATGATTGTCCCTCCTTCTGGTGGGTCTGGAACATTCTTTAGTGGTACTCTTGAAATAGGAAACTCTGTAATGTTTTTTCATTGTACAGATGGTTCTTGTGCTCAGAATGTACCTACAGGTGTTGTATTTAAAGGACAAGGTAGATCTAGTGGAACTACATATGCAGCAGGTACAGGAACAGTACCAGAGTTGTGTAGTCCTTCTACACAAGGATATCCAAGTTCAGGAGATTATGCAACATATTGTCCTAATGCTTATGTAGCTTCGTTAAGTACTGATGGAGTTAATTATACTCCAGTATTTTGTCTCTCAAATTATCCTTGTAACCAAGGAACGTCTAATAACTCTATTGGTGTTGCTACAGGCTTTGGAGCTAGACTTGAGGGGATAGATGTTGGTGTAGAATGGATAGCTAATGCGGTAGGGATTAGTAATTTTGCAATGCAGGAGCAATCTAAAATTGATAATACTCGTGTACATAATGTCTCCAATTCTGGTAATATCGCATATGCTCTATGTGGCGCATATGATGGAACACACCAAAATGGAGGGTGTCAGAATTCTTGGTTGACTGATTTTCAAATTTCAAGTGCTAATATTGGAACTTGTATCAATGCTGCATCTGCCGTAGGTATACAAGTTGATAGTTCAGG